TAAAACAGTTGATCTGACATCTATAACAGATGCCTCAAAGACTCCTTTTAACCTCAGACTATCAGACGAAATACGTCTGATGTGTAAGAGACTAATTGGAAATCAAACCTTAAAACGAATTAAAGTAGAAAATCTTCATCCAAAATTCTTCATATCAGGAAAGGGAGGACCTAGTGGTCCTGCTTTACTGAGAGCACAAGGATGCCTTAGTGCAATGAAGAATGGTGATATCAATGATCAAAGATTATTGAAACACATTTTGGACTTAAGTGATATCATGAACTTCAATGAAGTACATGAAACCTTAAGTATTACTAAAGATGAGATATCTCCAAGGGAGTATCATTCTAGATTAAGATGTAAACAGGATAGAAGCACCAAGAATAGAATGTTTGCTACCGTTGACTATTTAACACAAGTTCTTTTAAAACCTCTAAACGACGAATTATTCGCCGAACTAGATGGTTTCAAAGAAAGTGATGCTACCTTTAACCAGAATAAGATTGTACAATTTGCTAAGGAACATAGTTCTATAGCAAAACACCCGGCAGAGAGATTATTCTCTATCGATCTTAGCAAAGCTACAGATCGACTTAAAAGAGGATATTATCAAGTAATACTTGAAGAACTCACTGGTTCGAAAGAGTTTGCACAGACCGTCATACATTGTATGACTGATCGAGAGTTCTTCTATGAAGGCTCTAAGTACAAATACTCTGAAGGACAAGGGATGGGTACATACTGTTCATGGCCATTGATGGCATTACTACATCACATATTAGTACAAATTGCAGCCCAAAGGGCTGGATTCTTTAGATATAAAGGAAAATCCCTTATATATAAAGACTATTTACTATTAGGTGATGATCTAGTGTTAACAGGTTCGGAAGTGTATGAGAATTATGAGTTAGTTATAAATGAAGTTGAGGAGAATCTCCTTAACAAAACTAAATGCATACTTAACTGTAAAGGCTCAATCAACATGATTGAGTTCGCTTCGCGATTCTTTCTTCAAGGAAGAGAGATTACAGGAATAAGTACTAATTTAGTTGGTGATTTATCACGACTTAGTCGTGATGGACCATTGGTCCCATTAATAAATTTAGCTAATGACATCTCATACAAGTTAACCGACAATAAAGACGACCTTGTCACGATAATTTCCCGGCTGCAAGGTATACACAAGGTGTATACTAGCACACTCGAGAAATACTCTATCTTTTTCCATGCAGTGACTGCGCTCCCC